CTTCAACATATACGTGTTCCCAGTACTGAACTAACCCCAAAGTAGAGAATTCGTAAAAAACTACTGGGTTATTGTTACCATCTATTGATGTTTTAAAGAAATCAATAGTTGAGTATTCGTAGCGAGATCCTTTATATATAGACATTAGGTTGAGCTCACTCCCGATCCGGTAAATGCCGAAACGGATATAGAAACTTCCGTTCTAAGAGGAATCATATTTTCTGTAAACATAACATGATTAATGCTTAAGCTTTCAATCCAACCAACCCAAGAAAGATTATCTAAAGACGGTCCAAATTGAAAACCCATAAGCGATGGTTGCAAATAACCAATATTGGCAGTTTTTTTACCAAGTAAGCTTGTCCACTCTTGGCTTTTATCTACAGCAGAACCATTAATTGCCTTAAACAAGTATTCCAAATCCGCCATGGTTCCTTGAGCCATAAGATTGGTTAACTTTTCAGTAAAAGTTGGAGTTGTTACATTAGCCATTGGATGACTTCCGCTACTGTAGTATTTTTGATAGCCAGACAGCGCGGCGGTTTCGGTAACAAATTCTAATCCTTGATCATTTTTTGTAGTTAATAATTTTGTTCCTCTTGCGCAAGCAAAATCATTTACTCGATCTAAAACAATTGAAATACTAAACGTTTCTTGACTTGGAAAAGCTCCAGATACAACCCGCAACGTATCTGCTGAACTTGGAGTAATATTCATATTTCTAGATACTTGAGAGCTAATAGATTCTGGATTCCATAGGAATTGAAAACCCCATTGATAGTCGCTTTTAAATTCAATTACATCATTTTTCTTAGAATCAACGGATGCGCCCCTATACGCGGTATCTAACTCACCATTACTAGTAAGGTTTTGAACGCCAGCCGAAACATCAAAAAACCAAATTCTTCCACGACGTAGGCCGTGAAAATCAGATGAGCCAGAGTTGTACACCATTTCTGAATCAACACTTGTTGGGCGTAGCGGAAGGCTCCAGTTATGTGGCGGAAGATTCCACTTATAGTTTAATGGCATTGGCCTTAGTTGAACTTTTACCTCAGAAGATGTTGCTGGCGAAGGCTTACTCTGTTCTTCACCCTTGGAAACGCCTGATAAATTCTTTTTTACAGAACTTTTTGGTTTTGTTTTAGTTGTGTTTACAATTTTTTGGGTATAGTTATTTTGGTATTTTTGTTCAACGTGATTTGGAACTGTCTTAGTTGTTACTTTAACAGCACTTAATTTTTGATAGAAACCAGAGGATCCTGCAATGCCAGCTGACATTATTTTTTACCCGCCTTTTCCAAGAATCCTTGTTTTCTTAATTCTGCAATAACTTGATCTGTAATTGTTTTTGAATCTTGAGCGCCGTTAATATTAATAATAGCTGTTTTCCCACCCGCTCCAGCAACAGATACCGATGAGCCAAGCGCGCCCCATCCACCTCCAGAAGACGAGGTATTTGCAAATGCTGAATTAAAACCACTAAAAGCTTTGTTCATTTCTTCTAATTGTTTTGCTGCATCTGGACCCAAAAGGTTTGTCCAAAAGTCACTGCTACCAAAAGAACTTCCGGACCCTTTTCCAGTTCCCCAAGATGATTTGTAAACCGCTGACATAATTTCATCTTTTTTAGCACCAGATTTTAAAAGATCAACTATTGTTGAGTATCCTCGTTGATCAGCTTTATTTCCAGTTAATGTTTTAATCGTTGCGTCAATGCCTTGTTGCCAACTATTGTAATGGCGAACCCCGTGGTCCCTTCCAGGACCAGCATCCATCAATGAGGAGCCCGGCATGTCATATGTTGTATTAAGTGGGTTATAACCAGCAGAGTTATTCCAGTGCCCGCCTTCAGATGCCATCCAAGACATCATTGCGGAAATATTATCTGGTGTTGCTTTTGCCCCAAGTCCAGCTAAAACTGATTTGGCCCAACTATTTTTAGTCATATCTGCGCCCTTGGCTTTAACGCTTCCGCCATGGTGTCTAAATGGTCCAAGTTCGTGATTTGGAATTATTGTTCCATCTTTTTTGGGAACAAATAGTTCTGGGCCTTTTTCACCAACAATGTATGGCATTGCCCCATCAACGGGACCACCGCTTGCTTTAGGTTTAATTAATCCAGGCAAACCGGGTAAACCACCACCAGCACCACTTGCCCCACCAAGAACTCCTCGTATCATTAAAAATTCCATAACTTTTTTAAGCGCATCTCCGCCTGCACCCAAATAAGTAAGCGCAGCAGCGTTCATGTAAGTAAGGCCTTGCAATGCAACGGTAAAGTTATCGTTTATTCTTTTTGACATACCTAAAAGTTCTTTTGCCGCGGACGTGTAACCGCTTGCCCCAGCAGCCGCTACGTTACCAAGTCCGCGACCACTTTCAGCTTGTGTTCCAAAATATGTATTTGAAGCCTCTGTTGTACCACCAAGTTGAGCTAAAGCCTCCTTGGTCATCTCTTTTCCGCCTTTTGCTTTAAACAAAAGTCCATTGGCTATAAGTTGTTTAGCCATAGGATCGTTTCCAAAATATTGATCAAGCATCGAGTCAATTGAGTTGCCTGGTTGCAAACCAATAAGCACTTCTCGTTCGCTAGGTTTTTTACCAGCACCGTAAGCACCGGAGTAGTCACGACAAATTTTTGCCCAAAGATCTTCAATAATCATATTAGGTGGTTTTAAGTTTCCCTGCTCATCGCGTAATCTAATACCAATACCGCGAAGCATGTTTACATTTTTACCTTGTTGCATAGATGCAAATGCACGCATAGTTCCTTCGGTACCAATACCGGGAACTAAATTAGATGCAGCAGCAACACCCATAGCAACACTTCCATAATTACCGCCAGCTTGAGTAATGTTTGGTCCAGTTATTCCAGCCGCTTGAGCCGCAGCCAAAGCACGCATGTTATCCATATCGTTAACTTGACTACCCGCGTAACCCATATTTGTTTGAAGTTTATTAATATCCGCATAGTTAGCTCTACCACCGCTAAAATAAGAACTTCTTTGCATTAAAAGCTGTGCTTCTACTGTATCCGCTGGAGATTTTAAAGCACCACTTGCAAGAGAAGACGCAAAAAGAGTACCGCCGCCGTATTTACTTACAAAATCTGAAAGGTTTGTGTTGCCCGTAAAATCATTACCGCCACCACCGGGTCCTGCCGCAACAACATTACTACTTGGTCCAGAAGAATACCCTCCACCGGAATAACTACCACCTGCATTACCGCCGCGATTTTGATTTGGCGCATTAAGAGCGACTGGAGCTTGAGATGGGGGTGAAAACTTTGGGTTTGGAGCTACTTGATTTGTACTCCAACCGCCGGATTGACCCCCACCAGCAGACGGTAGCTGAATACCACTTACTAAAGATTTAGTTGTTTGTAAAGCTTGATTTAAATTTCTAACTTCTTGAACTGCCAAATTAAGACTTTGGCGCATGTCTTGAATACTGCCGGTAATATCAACAACAAAGGCAGCAGTGGATGAACCACCCATATTCAAAGCGCTTTTACTATCAGCCACTGCTTATGCCTCTCTTGCTAAATCGCTGTGCTCTTTCAAGCCAGTTAGTTCTTTCTCTTACAGAAAGTTTTCTAATTTCAGTAAGAGTCCATCCAGTAAACACTCTAGTCAATACTTCGTATTGATTTAAAAGGTGTTCATAATCTTCTTCTTTGTTATAGGCGAAACAAATCAGTCAAGCCAAGTGGTAGATCAATAGATTCACCACATGCCTTGCAAGCTTTCTTCACCTCCCCAAGGCGTGGGCCCGGGTTTCGTTCTAAAATTTCATCAATAATCTTTGTTCTATCGGCCATTCCTAAATTTAAAGCAACTTGGCTTCCAATAACAGGGCTATCATTTTGTGAAATAATACAATTTGCCAAAAGCAAAGTATTAATTTCAGCAGATGTTTTTTCCATGTTATCCATAAGCTTCTTTTGAACAGATCCGGTTGGCAATGTAACTGTAACTTTTCCCGTTTTTGTTTTTATTTCCCAAGTTCTGTCATTTGGTGTTTTTAAAGATCTTACAGGAACGTCATCAACTAGATGAATTGAACAGTCTTGTTGATCATCACATTGAGGGCAGCGAATAAGTAAATCAAATGTTTCACCAAAAGTTACTCTTCTAATACCCAACAAGATTGCATCTCTGTCACCCGATAAAAGGTTATCAAGATGTGTTCTTGTTACTTCTTCATTTCCAATTTTTACTAAACCACGTTCTAACAAAGTTTGCAAAGACTTTGAAATTGAACCAGATTTAGAAATTGCTTCTTCATCAGCTCCGGTTAATTCCCTAACCTCGGCGGTAGTAACAACCTCGTTAGAGGCTGTTACGTACCCACCGGGTAAAGAGATTGTTGAGTCCGAAGGAGCCTTAGTTTCAACTGGAACTTCAGGCTCTTTTTCAATCTGTTGAGCAAATTTTGATACTAATTCGGCATCCGAAATAATGTCTGACACTGTTTATACTCCTAAGTATGTATGTGATTAGTCGGTAATTGTACGGCCTAGACCAGAAGCACCCGCAGTTGGGTTTCCACTTGAATCTGTAAAGAATACTGACAGACCTTCGTGGATTAACTGCATTGATTCGTACAAGATAGCTCCGTCGTTTGCATTAAGGTCTGTGTAGTTTAGACCAGTAATCCAAGCATTGTGGATACGAAATCCCATCTTTGGTGTGTTGCTATTGGTTGGGCCAGCATTTGGGTGATCCATTACGTAGATGTCAACGTTTACACGGAATGTCTTTGATAGAGACGTTGTTGCAAGGCCATCTCCAGAAGCTGCGGCAAAAAGACCGCGCATCCATGTAATTGCTTGATCATTGCCAAGAAGAACACCGCGTTGCTGTGTAACTGGGCTAAATGTTGTCATACCCGGTACTTTGTGTACGGTGGTGTTGTATCCACCTTCGCGGTACTGAATTGACTGTGTTGTGATGCTTAAACCGCTGATGCTAGTAAAGCCACCAACCCAGCCTGTTGTGATTGCGGTATTAAAAACACCTTGATCAGTTGAGGCTGGTTTAAATTCCGCTTTGAACCGAAACGAACGTAACGGATCAGTAGCAATGCTACTAAAGCGATTGATATTTGATGATGTTATTGCCATGCGCTATATCTCCTTTACGCTACGGTTACTGTAGATCCGCCATCAAATTGGCCGATCTTGATAATTACGAATTCCGCTGGGCGTTGCAATGCAACTCCAACTTCAATACGGACTTCGCCGTTATCAATATTTACTTGGGTATTATTTGTTGCGTCAACCTTTACAAAGAAAGCTTGACTTGGTGTAGTTCCTCTAAGACCACCCTGTGCCCAAAATTGGGTTAAGAAGCCATTGCATGTTGCGCTTAGTCGACGCCATAGTGCTTCGTCGTTTGGCTCAAACACGGCAAATTCTGTTAGGTCTTTTAAAGATTTTGTTAAATAAATCAAAGTACGGCGGACAGGTACATACTTGTCAACGTATCCTGATTTAAGTGTGCGTGACCCCATTACAACAATTCCCGTGCCTGGAACAAACTTAATTGCATTTACCGCAGCAGATGCTGAGTTTAATGAATCAAGGTTATCGTTTGTAAGCGTTGTTACTGACACCGCTCCACCAAGGCGAGCGCTTAAACCAGCGGGTGCTTTAAACACACCGCGTGACGCATCTGTTGCCATGAATAAGCCTGTTACAGCGCCTCCGGCACCAATTGTTTTTGTAGCTCCAGTTGCTCCACCAACACCAAGTGTTGGATCAGCAATTGTAATTTGTGGATAATAAACAGCAGCCAAAGAAGAAGCCGTATAGCTAGCAGCCAAAGTTAATTGGTTAGCTACTGTGTCATTAACACCATCTACAACAACAAAAACATCACCGCGACTTGCAGCATATGTGATTGCTGCATTTACAACAGCTGCTGTTGTTTGACCAGCCACATTTAAAACCAAAGATTGCTTAATAACATCAAAAGTAGAAAATGATGATGTGTAAGCAGCTGTATTTGGTGTAGAACCATTAGCTCCAGTTGCAAGTGCTTGATTTGCAACAACAGAAGGATTCTTTGTGTTTCCGGAAGATGCTGAATTTAAATCAGTTGCTGTAATGTATTGAGATTGTGAATTAATTACGCTAGGTGCATAACGAGCATCTGTTGAAACCATTGTTATATCGGTAAATTTTTCAACAATAAATGCATCTGTATTTCCGTTGCAATAAACTGTTAATGTAAAATAACCTGTAACTAATGAATCTTCAATTGTAATATTTATATAGTTACCCCATGTACCAGCGTTAACTGCCTTAAGGTTAAGGGTACTAAGTGGTGTACCGGCGCGGTCTGTAAAAACACGTGTTGCTATTACAGATCCAGTTCCAACTGTACGGCAAACATAAGCCTTGCTTCCGCCGTTTGCAAAAAACATATAAACGGCAAGTGGCAAACTATTGTCTGCATTTGTGTTCCAAGTTCCAAACAATGAAGCATATTGGCTCCATGATGTAACTAGAACAGGTGTTACTGGGCCACGGTCGTTTGCTCCGACAAAGGCTCCAATTGAGTCTGAGTTTGGTCCCAATGCTGTTGGAACCGGGGTTAAAGTTTCTTGAACGTACACCCCAGGGCGTTGAAAAGCTGCCATTAAGATATCTCCTTAGATTATATTGCGGTATATGACGTATTATTTAACGGTTGGTAATTGGACGGGATGTTCGTAGTTGTAGTGTTGATTAAGATTGTATCCACAGAAGGTGTTGCAGCAATAGCCTGAGCTGGCGTCATTTCACTAACAACACGTATTGTGAAAACATTTCTTAAAGTACGTCGGTTTCCGGTTTCACCTTCAACGACGTCTCTTTTTGTAAATCCATCAAGAAACATTGACCTATAAGAAGTTTCAGTACCAAGTTCATTTGGCACCGCAAGCTTCCCATATTTTGATGGAAACTTATTTAGCATTTGAAACATGATTGCTCGATCATGTCGTGGGTGGCGTGCAAAAGTAGCTACTTGATAAATTAGGTCATATGCAACTGGATAATCGTATGTGTAAAGATTTCCGGCAGATGGTGCGGTAGTTCCCATGTAATCCGTATCCACTACGGTACCTTGGTGCTGTCTATCATTTGCTGGCATTATGTCAATAAGATCAATTGTTGCAAAAGGAAAGTCTTGATCGCGAATTTCAACATCCGGAAAACCAAACCAAACTTTTACGGATCGGGTTGCGTTT